TGATACGGCGACCACCGAGATCTACACGCGTAAGATCGTCGGCAGCGTCAGATGTGTATAAGAGACAGACTCTCTCTCATCTATTCGCTCGATTGCCCCCAGTACGGTCCACTGACCTGCCACCCCCAACAAGTTGGTGATGGAATTGTTGTAATAGTCCACTTTACATGTCGGAAGCCTCCATGTCATCGAAGATGCCTATGACCCTTCGGGTCTTTGCTCCCTATTCCACAGTTAAACCTTGACAAGAGCAGCTCGTGATGCTCCCAGAGGTCGCTAATATCACTCGCTGCATCGAAGATGCCCGTGACACTACGTGTCTTGCCGTAGGCCAGCTCGTTCTTAACCCCAATCTTGTGCTAACGCTTGTAACAACAACTTGTGTTAAACCCTGTACTGTGGTCATCCCGTAGGAGCAGCATTGTGACGGGATGACTGCTCCCTCTCTTGCATCCTACAAGGGAGTGTGGTATAATCAGAGAACATATAGCGACATGTAGCCCTAGGCGACAGGTCACCCTCCGATGCCGTGAGGAGCCTGAACGTCCCTGACCGGTTACTAGCTGTGCCACGAGAGTGGGAGGCATCGTTGATGCTTATGTATGGTGTACGGATACATTGAGTCTGGCAACACCAATAGGTGGGTATCTAATGCACTAGCCCTTAGAGCCGCACAGGGGTTCCCCTCCTAGCCTCTCCCCTTGGTGGGGAGGGGTTATCACACTTTGAGGATATGAAATGGGTGACATACACACAGGCCGAGTACAGGCCACTGACGCAGGGCAGGCTACGCAGGCCTTTGAGATCACACCCCATGATTCTAATGAGGTAGGTGATGACCTCCCTAGACGGATCTGGGTAGGTGGGGCTGGAACCCTTGAGTGTATCCTTTATGGTGATACTGCTGCTGTTACTATAGCTGGTATACCTGCTGGTACGATGCTTGACATCAGGCCGAGGGTGATCCTGAGTACCGGGACTACGGCTACATTGATTGTAGGGTTCTTCTGGTAATGGCTGCTCCGGTGCTGGTTCCAGTACCGCTGCGGAAACTCAGTAAGCGGCACAGGGAGTTCATTAAACAGTTCGTCCTCACGGGGGATGAGCTAGAGGCTTGGGTTCTTGCGGGGTACAAGGGTGATAAGCCTGCCTCCAGGAGTAAAGCACGGAAGCTCCGAGGGGAGCTGAGTGTGTATATAGACCAGGAATTACAAACACGCATTAAGTCCACTGATCTAGCTATCTTGGGGCTTAATACAATAGCAGAGCTTGCCAAGGAGTCCAACCAGGACAGTACTAGGCTTGCTGCTGCTAAGGATATACTCTCCAGGGGTGGTCATGACGTTGTGAAAGAGGTCAAGATCACTCATGAGAAAGAGATGTCAGACAAAGAGATCCAGAAACGTATGGATGCCCTGAAGGAGAAGCTCTGGAAGGATGCACCAGTCATTGAGGTTGTGGAGGTCGTGAATGAGGTTCAGTGAGTTAGGTCTTGGTTTGTTTGTTGCTATCTGTATTGTTATCAGTACAGCCTTCTGGGGTGTTACTCTAGCTCACTCAGCGGTGACCATTAATGGTGTTACTGTTGATGCTGATGTGGTTATCACTACTACTCCAGGAGATAGGACACCTGAGCCTTTACAGGGAACCTGTGGGCCTTATATGGGTACACTGCTCCCTAAGATGGATTTGGTGGATATAGAACCCACTATTATGCACTTGGATCTGGATAAGAGTATCCCTTTTGTCTCCCCTACGGGGTACGACGAGAACGGGGGGTTCTACGCACTGGGGTTAGACTCAGGTCAGGGTAACCAGAGGACTATGAACATAAGTGAGTGTCCTGGTGGGGAGCCTATCGCCAGGGCTTGCTCCAGGAACTTCGATGGGGGTGGTAGTATCCACTGGAGGACGAGTGGGATGAACCTCATTACGTGCTTGATCCCGAAGAACAAGATCCTGTTCCTGAACATCAAGGGCTTGCAGTGCGTTACAGACAAATGCGGTGTCTCCTTTCATGCTAAGGCTCGTGTTATCCGGTGAGCCTAGCAGTGGTCAGCAGCCAGGGTGACGTATGTCACTAGCTGAGTTACAGGAATTAGAGAAGCTCGACGCAGAACTCACTGAGAGGAAGACGTTCTCTCGGATTGATTACCTGGAGCCGTACCCGTGGCAGCAGAAGCTACTGAAGTCATCTGAGGAGAACGCACAGACACTTCTGATGGCGGCTAACCGAGTAGGTAAGACGTTCATAGGGGCTGCTAACCTCTCGTACCACCTCACGGGGCTGTACCCTGACTGGTGGGAGGGGCATAAGTGGGGTGAACCCATCACAGCATGGGCTTCTGGGGTATCCTCAGAGAGCACGAAGGACATCCTCCAACTGGAGATGATAGGGCCACCTGATGACCCTGCTATGTACGGTTCAGGGACGATACCACGAGAAATGCTGGGTACTAGTACGAGAAAACCCCAGGTTCCTAACGCTTTACAGGGGATCTTGGTAAGACACCACACTGAAGGGAAGTTCGATGGGTGGTCGAGGCTTGTGTTTAAAGCCTTTGAGCAGGGAGAAGCTAAGTTCATGGGTGCCAGTGTCCACGAGATATGGCTAGATGAGCAACCACCTGATGGGTTATTCACACAGTGTATAACTCGTACTGCTAACACAGGGGGTCATGTGACTATGACCTTCACGCCGGAAGACGGTGTTACTCCTGTAATCCACCAGTTCCAGAAAGACAGACAACCAGGGCAGGCGTTACTCCAGGCTACGTGGGCGGATGCACCGCACCTTACCAAGGAAGTTCAGCAGCAGTTACTTGCTGTGTACGGGGAACACGAGCGTGAGATGCGGTCAAAGGGAATCCCTGTATTCGGTTCAGGGCCAGTGTTCACTACCTTAGAGGGGGACTTCCTTATAGAACCCTTTGAGATGCCAGATTACTTCCCCGCTATTGCGGCTATAGACTTCGGGTGGGATCACCCTACAGCTGTAGTGTGGTTAAGGTGGGACAGAGAGAGGGACATTGTGTACCTCGTCGATGAGCACAGACAGAGTAAGACAGTGATCGCTCTCCATGCTGCTGCTATCAAGAGTAGGCTTATGTGCCCAATGGTGTGGCCTCACGATGGATACCATAACGAGAAGGGTGCTGGTGTGAGTACATCAGATCAGTACCGCCGACATGGAGTACAGATGCTGCCTAGTCACTTCGTTAACCCTATGGCTATAGGTGAGAAGGGTACAGGGAACTTCAAGGTAGAGCCGGGCATTAATGCTTGGTCAGAGCGGTTAATGACGGGTAGGTTCAAGGTGTTCCGTACCTGTACAGATTGGATTGAGGAGTACAGGATGTACCACCGTGAGAACGGTAAGATCCATGCACTCCAGGATGACCTTATGAGTGCTACGAGGTACGCAGTTAACTCCTTGAGGTTCGCAGAGAAGCCTACTGTAGGCAATGGTACAGGGTACAACAGGGCGTTTGACTCCACGATTAAATACCCCAAGCTATACATCGCATAGAAGGTAACGTATGCCAAAGAAAGGGAAGGAACGAGGCGCGAAGATGACAGACGATGAACTCGTTGCTGTCATAGATCAGGAGATGTCTGCTGGAACAGGCACTGATTCCGATCAACTGTCCCGCCAACGTGCTCAGAGCATGGAATACTACCTTGGTGAGTACTACGGTGGTGAACAACCAGGAGAGTCCAGCATCGTTACCCGTGAGGTAATGAATACCATAGAATGGATTAAACCTGAGCTTCTGAAGTTGTTCGCATCCGGTGCAGAGACTGTACGGTTCGAGCCACAGACGCTTGCAGACGTTCCCCAGGCCCAGCAGGCCACAGATTACATCAATTACCTGTTCCACCGGAAGAACAAAGGCTTCAAGGTACTGTACGAGTGGATTAATGATGGATTACTCCAAAAGACTGGGGTAGTTAAGTGCTGGTTCGACACCGAGAGGTCTAAACGACGAGAGTCCTACGATGGACTCACTGAGCAGGAGGTTCAGATGCTCGTTATGGACGAGGATGTCGAGGTAGTCGAGAGTGAGGTGTTCGAGACACAAGAGGGGCCACGGGTATCAGTGGTTATTATCCGTACAGGGGCTTCTGCTGGCATTAAGCTCGAGGTAATACCCCCAGAGGAGTTCATTATCTCCCGTAAGAGCACTGATATAGAGAACGCTCCGTTCTGTGCTCATAAGACACGTATGACGATTAGTTCATTGAATGCCTTGGGGTACGATACCAAGGATTTACCTGGAACTGAAGAGAATACAACGATCTCGTATGAGGATGAGTACCGAGCACGGTACAGCATGGATGATACTGATCGTGAGATCAATGATATTAACGCTGCTGACCCTACAATGCGTGATGTGTGGGTTACAGAGGCTTACATCCGGTTAGACCTTGATGGTGACGGGATTGCAGAGCTACGGAAGGTTGTAAAGGTGGGATCACGTATCCTAGCTAACGACGAAGTGGATTGTATGCCGTTTGCGGCATGGAGTCCGATTATGATTAGCCATAAGTTCCACGGACTGAGTATGGCTGATATAGTTATGGATCTCCAGAGGCTCCAGAGTCAGTTATTCCGTAACATGCTGGATAACCAGTACCTCGCTAACAACGGTAGGTACACAGCGATGGAGGGGATGGTTAATCTTGATGATTTGACTACTTCTCGCCCTGGTGGTGTCATTAGGGTTAAGATGCCTGATGCTGTACGGCGTGTTGACACACCACAGCTCGGTGGTACTGCCTTTCAGATGCTGGAGTACGTTGACCAGCTCGTAGAGAAGCGTACCGGTGTATCAGAGAGGCAGCAGGGGTTAGGTGATAACCTCCTGAGTGCTAATACCTCTGCACAGGCTACTAATCAGGTTATGACTGCTGCACAGCAGCGGATTGAGCTAATAGCTCGCGTATTTGGAGAGACAGGGCTAACTGACCTGTACAGACTGATGTACAAGCTGGTTATACAGAACCAGACCAGCACAGACATATTCAGGCTCAGAGATGAGTACGTGGAGGTTGATCCCTCCTCCTGGGTGGAACGGAAGGACACATCTGTTGTCGTAGGGCTGGGTAACGGCTCCAGGGACTCCGAGATGATGCAACTGAACATGATCTTCCAGAACCAGCAGGCTTTGTTACAGAACCCAACGATGGCACCCTTGGTACAAGATGCGAACGTATACAACACACTCGAAGATCAGGTCAAGGTGTTCAATAAAGCGGCATCGGGACGGTACTTTACTGATCCGACCTCGGAGCAGGGTCAACAGATCAAGCAGCAGGCTCAGCAGAGCCAGCAACAACAGGCTCAAGCACAGCAACAAGCAGCACAGCAGCAGTTGCAGTTACAGCAGCAAGCATTACAGAACGACACACAGCGGGTGGAGATTGAACGGCTTAAAGCACAGATCACAGACCAGAACGACAAGACAGGGTTGGACATTAAGCAGCAGGGCCAGCGTCTAGACGAGCAGGAACATGAGGACAATACGGCTCTCGCTACAGCGGAACTCCAGCTTGAAGCGAAGATCGAGTCAGAACAAGGAAGACCTGTAGCACTAGGTAGGTAGGAGTACCCATGATTGAAGGCGAACAACAACAGATAATAAGCCAGGGTAGGGACGCAGCAGAGTTACTGAAGAACGATGTGCTGTGTACAGCTTTAGATGACATGCTAACGAGCATCTTCGGACGGTTCCTTAGCTCACAAACAGACGCAGATGTGTTAGTGGATCTGCACAAGGAAGCAATGGCTGTTAAGCTCCTTCGGGGGACGTTGATGGCTTACACTGAGAACGGGAGACACGAGGAACATAACCGAGAGGTACAAGATGGAAGAGATAACAATAACCAAAGACTTGCTTGATAAGCTGGTTAACGCACTGGCACAGACCTCGTATTACGAGGCAGCACCTGTGTTCAGAGAGTTAGCAGAGCAACTAAGCACACCATCCAACAAACAGATAGTTGTGCCTGAAGGGGCGCGACATTAGGAGCATTAAATGACTGAATCATCCAATACGGATCACCCTCGCGGAGTGGATTCACTGGGTATTGACGCAGCCGTTGATAGTATTCTCATGGGGCCAGAAGACAGCGAAGCTGCACCTTCTCCTGGTGAGGTCACAGCCGAGGCTACTACAGCCGAAGCAACCGCTACAGCAGAGTCAACCGAAGTACCAAGAGCGGGACTGGATGCAGAGGAATCTGACGAAGTTCAAGTTCAGGCTGAGGAAGAACCTGTTGTTAGTGAAGATGAAGCAGAAGCAGAACCCCCACAGGAGGAAGCCCAGGAACCCGAAGCTGAAGAGGATGATGGTGCAGAAGTCATGTACACCACCTCTAACGGCGAAGAGGTCACCCTGGATGAACTCAAGCGCGGACACATGCGGCAGGCGGATTATACACAGAAGACTCAGGCTTTAGCGGAAGACCGTAAATCGTTTCAAAGTGAGCACGAATCGTTGCAAGGTGAGAGGAACACATCAGCAGAGATCCTGATGCT